ATATTGGCCCAACAGCCCGCCAATCCCCGCTGCATTGGAAGCCGCAGCCTGCATCGGCAGCATCCGCGCACTCGCCGCCGATAGCGCCGGGTTAATCAGTTCCGATTGTCCGCTGGCGATACCGGGAGCCATCATTGCTGCCTGTGCCTGCCGCTGCTGGGTCGAAGTCCAATCGTTATACCGCATGTCCCCGGCCTGCTTGGCGAGATTGCGCGAGAGAATATCCTGCATCGCGGTCCCGCCAGTCAGGCCGCGCGTTCCCAAGTTGGCCTGAATGGTGTTTGCGGTGTCTTGCCCGGTGCGGCTAATCATTTCGTCAAGGAACGGATTGCCCTCGTTCCCGGCAAGCGTCCGGGTGATGTAACCACTAGCCGCATTCAGCGCCGGATCGCCGTTCTGAGCGCGACTGATATAAGTTGGCAGCAAGCCCCCGATAGCGTCCGCAGCGCCTTGGATTCCGGGCATGGCGGCATTGTAGGCCGAGGAAAGGTTCCCCGCCGCGCCTTCGATCTGGCTCGAATAAATCGGCTTATTTGTTTGCGTCGTCTTGCTCGATGAGAATCCCATCACAGTTCCTTCACGATTGTCTGCTGCTCTAGCCGGAACCCGCGCGATCTAAGCGCCTTTGCCCACCCCGGACGGCTTGATATTGCGGCGATGTCACAGATGCCTGTGGCCCCTTCGCAGGCCAGATCGATCAATTTCAAAATGCCCACCATGTCCCCACAGGCAAACAGTCCGTGCAGTTCAGTCAGTCCGCCGGGGTAAACCCGCTGCTCGACCCCGATCATCGCCGTTTCATTTTCAAGTAGGGCAATTGTGCCATCCGCAATCCGCTGCTCGACCCATTCCAAAGGCCATTTGCGGGGATTTAGGATTGAGGCCAATTCGTCCCGGAACCTCATTAGATATAGCTGGTCAAAACCTTGACCTGTCCCGCCGCGATTGCGGTAGTGTCGGTATCCGCAACGAGGTTGGTAATCGCCAGCGCAATCCCTGTGCCGAACCGCATCCCTTGCGAGCCAAACGGGATCGTGACTACGCCAGAAGCGGCAACCGGGATCGTCAACGCAATTGTTGACGTTCCCACGGTCGGCGCTGTGGTCAGATTGTAGAGCTTCACGAACGCTGCCGCCGCCCCGACATTGGAAACGGCGATCGAATAAAGCGTCCCGGCGCTGGCCTTAATGCTGGTAGCGTTCGTTGTTGCGGCTGAGTTGATAATCGAAGCGGTCGGGGTGGTGGGGGTCGTGTTGACTGTGAACGGTGTATTATCCGATGCAATGGTAACGCGCGGGGAGCCTGTCCCCGTCACGCCGTTACCCGCAAGCCGTGCTACGCCGTTAAGCTGTGTGATATTGGCGGGCAGCGTGTTGTTAGGCGATACCGCTACCACCAAAGCGGGGTCCGCCGCTACCGCCGCAGTCGAAGCCGCCTTGACCGCCACGTTGTTCGTGCCGTCGCTTGGCCGGAATAGCCAAGGGGTCGTATTTGCCGTGTTGCCGGGTTGGACGGTCCAAGTGCTGGATTGTGTAACCGCGCCGATCACCGCAGCGCCCGCCGACAATGCGGGTAGGGTTGTAATCGAGCCGATATTCCAAGTGCCGCTTTGCAGTGCGTTGACGCTGAACGCGGTATTGTCTGAGGCAATGGCAACGCGCTGAACGCCCGTTCCAACCACCCCGTTGCCTGTGGCGGTCGCTACGCCCGCGATCTGCGCGTTGTTTACAGATTGATTGGCAGGAAGCGCAGGGAGCGTCGTTACCGTGCCGATATTCCACGTTCCCGACTGCGTTACGCCGCCAATAACATTGGCCCCGGTTGGCAGGGCTACATCGGTAGCGAGCGTCACCCGCTGCGTCGTGGCGCTTGTTACGCCGCTGTTGAACGCCACCGGCAAGGTTAGAACGTCAACATCGCCGATGTTGTTCGTCCCCGCTGGCAAGGCGGCGCTGATCGTCACGGCTCCGGTATTGACCGCCGTTACTTTAGCATTGAGCGCCGCTAGGGTCGTCTCGGTTGCCGCGCCCGTTGGTAGCGAAACCGTCCCGCTGATATTGGTGACGTTCCATGCCCCGCTTTGCGTTGCCGCAACGGTCCCGGTGATAGTGGTCGAGGTCAAAGACACCGGCAACACCGAGGCCCGCAATTGCGTGTCGGTCAAAGGCCCGCTGACAGCGAACGTTCCCGTTCCTGCGTTGGCCGTGACGGTCCCGCTAACAGGAAGCGCCGTGGCTCGGATTTGAGCGTCCGTAAGCGGCCCGGTGACCGCGACGCTACCCGAGACCCCAACGGTCCCGCTAACGGGCTGTGTAGCCTGCCAGAACGTCCCTGTGACCGCAACCGAGCCGCTGATCGTCGTGGTGACCGTGCCGGACACGCCAACCGTCCCCGAAACCGGGAGCGCAGTCGCCCTTAGCTGGGCATCAGTAAGGCCGGAATTGTAGCTCATACCACCTGCCAGTTCGCGTTGTCTGAAATGATCGTAATTGCTTCGTATTGGCTCAGCAGGACCGCAGTCAGCCCGCCGTCGATTGTCTGTGCGCCCGCGCCGTCAATCGTCAGCGTTCCCGCAACCATCAGTTTGAAGGTAAATTGCGCCGTATTGCCTACCGCAGTGGGTAGGGCGATTGTCTGGCCCGATGCTGTGACCTTGACGACTTTGTAACCGCTGGTCGCTGTCTCGGAGTAGGACGCGGCAACCGATGAAACTGTGTAGCTGAATCCGCCCCCGCCACCTGTCCCGTAGTAGGCCAAGCTGTTCCATGCCGTCGCGCCGTCGCCGATCTTGAGCTTCTTAGCGTCGGTTTCCCAGCACGGTTGCCCATTGGCAGGCGTAGGATTGCCCGCCGTCCAATTGGCGGCGGTGTCGCGGCGAATTTGGATGGTCACTACGCACCCCCGTCATCGAACGCGAAAACACCGCTTGCGCTCGCCGTGCCATCATCGAGAGCAAACCCGCCCGATAGCGAGGTGCCCCCACCCGCTTCAACCGCCGCAAGTCGCGCTTCGTGGTCCTTAGTCAGATTGGCGACCAACCTAGGCCAGTCCTGCCGGTTGTATGTCTCAGGGACGGGTTTAACGCTCACCGCCTACTCTTTCTGCGAATTCCAAGCCCTGCGCGTAGGTCCATGCCGCCCCCGCCGCGTATTCAAGCCGGGGTTTCATAAATTGCCCGGAAACGCGGATTGGCATAGCCCCACTAGCTCGCAAGGTCGAAACCGAAACCACGTTGCCTGCATCGCCCATGCGCGCTCGCGCATCGATGCTGAGCGTCATTCCAGAAACCGCATCAGTAATCGGCACAACAGCCCGAACCCGGCTCCTGCGGCCCTTGTTAAGTTCCTCAAAGCCCATTTGCAGCGCAGCAGGCAATGTAGCCCCTGATAGCGTCCCAACGCTCCTATTGACCGCATAGAGCCTTGGATTGCCCCCCGACCACCGGGGATCGTCCAAGCTAATCGTCATTGCGTCCAGATTGGGGTAAATCACCGCCAATTCTTCAAGCGTGATCGACGATGTGAAACCGGGGAATATCCCGTCAATCGCCAGTTCCGCTGTTGACCAGCGATCCAGCTCGAAATTGTAAATCAGCAGAAACCCCGGTGTTCCCGGCACACACCAGAACACCAGCTTTTTTTGCGGATCGATCGCTGCGAAAATCCGTTCGTAGTCGTCCCTAGGCACCCGCGCCTGGAACCACCTATCGACCTTTTCCGAGCCAATCGGGCGCAATGCCTGCCCATCGTCCATGGCCATGAAACCCCGGTCGGACAGAAAGAACACCGTCCGGCCCTCAGCCGCCACACTGCCTTTGGAAGCGCAGCCCGAATTGGTCGTGATCTCGCTGAACGAAAACGGCGCGGTAGAATCGCCCGAAGGGGTCATACGGACAATCCGCTGTCGTTGCAGGATAACCCCGTATTCCCCCCCAACGAAACCCATCAATTCGCCGCCGGTCAACATCGGCTGAATGCCAGAACCATTGACCCCCGGTGTCCAGCCTGTGTGGTCGTTGAACGCGCTGTTATATACGTTCAGCAGCGACCCCGAGCCTTGCACAATAACGGCGTAATCCTCGACCACCCCGCCCGCGATACCGGCAGGCGCGCCAGCAAGATTGCCCGATGTCCCGGCAGTCAAGTTGACCACCTTGGTTGTTACCCCGTTCAGGCCAATCGCATAGTTGCCGAACTGGAAAAACCGCCAATGGCCCGTAACCGTCATGGCCGTCTCTAGGTTGGCCCATGACCCGCCGGAATACTTCACCAGCCCCGTTGCGGTCCCAACCAGCAGGGTCGAAGTGCCATCGTCGGCAATGAACGAAGCGCCACCTTTGAAAGCCGCCGGAAGGGCATCTGTGAACGAGGCAAAGGCGTTGACCGGACCGTAACCATCAATGCGGGGATAGACCCCCTCAGCTTCAAGCAGAACCCCGCTGTTGGCCGATTGATCGGGCAGGAACGGCGGGAAGGCAATTCGTTGCATCACGCAACAAGCCGCCGCGTCAAATCGCGCCCGTGCTTTTGGCGGCGCAGGTAGCTACGGCATTCGTCAAGTGCTTCATCCCAAAGCTGCTTGAACATTGCGGCCCTGTTGTCATTCGCCAGATAGCCTTCAGCAAACATCAACGCCCCAAAAAAATACACATCGGGATGCGCGTCCAGAATAGCGTTTGTAGGGCTGCCTTCGGAAAGTTGCCCAAGGCGCGGCTGATAGAGCAAGGTGACAGTTACCGCAGTCGCGGGCCATAGCCGGACCGCCCCTTGTTCAAGCGAAAAGGCTTGGGGGACGCTTCCGGCTGCGTATTCAAGCCCCGCCGATTGCGAGACATTTGGAATGGCATAGCCGTTATAGGAAATACGGTTTGCGGCGCTGCAATCCGTTGGCAATGCCCCTATCCCACTAGTATCAGTGGTGATTGATAAGCTCGTTTCCGGCAGCGACGGCGAAAGCAGGCGATTAATGCGCGCATCAGCCAAGGCGACCATTTGCTGCGCATCACCGGACAAGTCACTGCGATCCAGCCAGCTACCGATTGCCTCGACAAGATCGCCATAGGTGTCAAAAGCAAGATTTGCGGGGACTAGAAATGCGGGCATAGAGTCCCCCTACAAAATGAGGTTTTTTACCCGCAAATAGCGGTATTCATTACTGTTCAGCAGCCGCCTCACCCCGTCTGCGTGGTTGGGGTCAAGATACCAAATCCCAAACTTGTCGAGCCATTCAAGCTGGACCTCAGGCGGGATTGTCGCGACCATCGCCATGTCACCGCAGCGATCCGGCTGTATCTCGGAGAGTGCCTTCGCGCTTTCTACTGCCGCCTTGCCGTAACTCTTGTCATAAAAGTCGCGGATGATTGTATCCCCGGACTGAGGGCAGACCTCCACATAGGAAGTCCGCCCTGTCATCGGGTTGAAATCAACCAGTTCCATTAGTCAGCCGAGGCAGTCTTTGCCGGGGTGCCGAAGAATCCGGTGTCCAGCAAAATCTTGCGGTCGCTTTCCGAAAGATCATCGGGCAGCGGCTCGCCCGGTTCAATCTTTCGGTCATCGCTCGCAAACACTGCGGTCTGGTGAAGGTTGATTGGCGCTTCTTTAGCCATGGGTAATTCCTCTCTTGATAGGGGCGGGCCGTAAAGCCCGCCCCTGTAAGTTACGGTTGAATGTCTGCCACAATGGCGTTGCCCAGCTCGTTTTCGCAGTAGACACCGAAGTGGACCGACAGCAGCTTCTTGTCGCTGTGGCCAGTCTTCGCCAGATCGTCTGCTCGGAAGTCCTGAAGGTATTTCAGCTTCCAAAGCGAGCTATCGAGCAGCAGCCCGTCGCGGCCCGTGGTGTAGACCGAAGGCACGAACGCGATGTTGCCGAAATCGCCAACATACATGTCCGCAGCGCCGATGATCGACGTGGGCTTGTTCCCAACCTCATGGCGCTGCTGAGCAATGCCGGTAAAGGTCGAAAGGGTCTGCTTGATCGTCCCCGACACAACAAACATATCTGGCTTCGCGCCATTGTTCCAAGCAGCAACGTGCGCTGCCTTGAGCATGGCTTCCGTGACAGTCCGCAGAGTGCCGTTGGTCGCAGCGGCGTTGATAAATCCGCCCGCAGCGCCGCCCGAAAGCGTTGCAGCAGCGCCGCCCGCCCCGCGCGAAGCGTTGGTGCGAACCATCGCAACCGCCCCGGACGTTTTGTGCGCCGTGCCAGCAGCGGGCGGGACAGCCGCGCTATTGGCCCCAATGGCGGTTTCCATGTCGCGCTTCAATTCACGGGCGCGCTTGTTCATGGCCGCTGCCATCGACGTGTGCTGCCCAGCATGGTCAACCTGTTGAGTGCCGTGCGACAAACCAACGGTTTTATCCATTAGCTGCACATAGTTCTTCAGGCGGACGGTAGCCGGGTAAGCGTCGTTGGCGACATCATCGCCATCGATCACGGCGTTGTTGGTATCAACAGCCGCCAGGCTGTCATTTTGCCAGTCGAAATCAAACGCCTTGGTAGTTCCCTTGCCGAAATTCGACATCAGCGGGAAATCTTCACGCGCCAGAATGGAAATCACATTCGATAGTTCTTCGCGAACGCCAACGCGGCTAACGCGCTGGACGGTATTTGCAGGAACGGCCATAGCCTTAGTCCTCTATATTTGGGTTTATAGACCCAGCGCCCGGAACGCCGCCTCAGCCGCATCGCGACTGTTCGGGTTTGCCGATAGCTGAGAAATGGCGGCGCTTGCTTTCCCTGCCTCGCGGCTATCTTTCGATATGGCCGCGCCGGGCTTTGAAGTGATCGGCTTGCCCTTGAATGACCGCACTCGTTCCATCCTCTTTCCTTCGAAGACTTCGAGTTTAGCTTTCAATGCGTCCCGTTCCGCTTTCCATTCAGATGCCTGTAACAGCGCCTTAAATGCGTCGGCGGAAATCCCCGCAACCGTTTCCGGCGCAAGCTCAAGTTCATCGGCAATTTGACCAACAGCCCCTAGAATAGCCTCGCGTTTGACCGGGTCATTCCAACCCGGAATCTGTGCTACAATCTTGGTCTGCTGATCCTGCCACGCATTACGCGCAGCTTGAGCCTGCTCTTGGGCTTTTTGCGCCATCGCAACAAATGGCTGGGCTTCTGCCATAGCGGCATGATGGGCCTCTTCCATTTCACGATATAGCGCCTCGTCCTGCCGTAAAAGATAGGCGGGAGGCATTTGCGGGATCAAACCCGCAACGGTTTCGATTAGATCACTTGCAAACGTGTGATAAGTGTCGGCTTGCTCGTTCGCGGCATGGGCTTTCGCATCGCGTTGCGCCTCCGCTGCGGCCTGCTGGGCCTTGGTGACGTCCGCATTGCGCCGCGCTTCGATGGCCGCAACGGACTGTTGCAGTTCGACTGGCAGTTGCGCAAATGCTTCCTTCTCCTCTTTCGTAAGGCTGG